AAGCTAAAAGCACAACACGTTCAATCTATGGCCACAAAACGCATCCTAATCGGAACACCCCTCAAGGGCGAGATTCCTAAATCATACTTTCGGACCAGCCTGGTTCTGGCATCCGCTGAAATCCCTAATGTAAAACTAGACTGGATCCTACTGGACGGTCCTGCGGTACAGATCGCACGTAACGAAATTGCAGCATACGCAATCGAGAACAAGTTTGATGAACTGATCTTCTGGGACAAGGACGTACTTGCCCAGCGCAATGGCGTGGATGTAACGGATAGCGCCCTGATGCGCCTCATCGGCCATGACTGTGACATCGTTACCTCGGTGTACGCTTCCCGGTCGCTGGACACCCACTGGCACGTCAGTTCCTTGCCGGGGGAGGAACCCAACGAACAGGGGTTGCAGAAGGTTGAGCGGGCCAGCATCGGCTTCTCCAAGATCAAGGTATCCGTGTTCAAGAAAATCGCCAAGGACAATCCAGACCGGGTTGCCATGCTGATTGACCCCAACCGCGCCCCACGCTCCATCCCTGAGTTGTTTCCAATGGAACTGACTGGGCGCAATACTCCAGCTTACCGGCTCAAAGAGATCAAGAACGCTCTGACTGAGTGCAAAAATGATGACAAGTTGCGTGCCCGCATTGAACGGGAGTTTAACGTGCGGTACAACGAACCCAATGCCTTCCTGTCGGAGGACTATGGATTCTGTAAACTGGCTCGGGAGTCTGGCTACGACATCTGGATGGATAGTCTGATGGTCCTGGGCCATGAAACCAAGGTCACTGTTCCCATCGAAACGCCCAAGCTCATGGAGATGCTGTCCGAGCCTTGGCGCAAAGACGAACTGGCCGTAATCAAAAGCCAGCTGATTAAGCAGAACCAAGCCGCCAAGGAAAAGAATAACATCAGCCGCAACTAACCATGAACGCATCCACCAAAACCACTACCCCTGAACAACACTGGCACAATGGGCGGCAGGCAGAGGCTTTCTTTGGCCTGCTGGATAAACATGACAAACTAATGCAGGAGTATCTGAAGCTGGAGGAGGAGATGAAGAAACTCCGTAAAGCCAACAAGGCAGCAACGGCAAAGGCTGTTGCTGTTGCTGTTACTCCTTAACGGCCCCAGTCTTCCTCACAACCTTGGCATCGATGTCATTGGGATCGGCCAGATCTATCGGTGCTGACTGAATGGTTGGTACGCTCGCCTTCCCACTGAGGCGGGCTACAATCTCTTCTTTGCTGAGAGATCCGTAGTTGTTGACCTGGATATTGACGTTCGCCCCTTGCGTGGCGTTTAGGCCGGCAATGCGTTGCCGCTTGTCAATGGCCACAGCCAGGTTGAACCCCAGCGTCTGCAACGGAGTTTCATCCACCGTGTCCAGCATTCGGTCGACAATCTTATCCGCTAGGGTGTCGAGCTTGCCGATCAGTCGTTGATTAAATTCTTCCACGGTAATTCCTACGATACGTTGCAACAGTCGTTTGTCTTCATTGGTCACATTTGCCAGGGCTGGATGCTTCTTCAAGCCCAATCCCCGTCCCTCCAAGGTAGCTACGGCAAGCGAATTAACCAGCTTTTGAGGGCTGTAGGTCGTCTTGCCATGCTTACCATCTACTTTGACTCCTTTGGGCATAAAATGAATGGGTTGCCCGGTTAAGCCCCCATGCCATTGGCCCACTTAGCAGTGTCTGCCCTGATCCTTGCGATGTACTCGTCAGCTGACTCAGGCTTCTTGGGATAGACGGTCTCCTGCTTCAGGAACTGCGGCAGTACTGCACTGCGGTCAGGTTCTGGAGCCACCTCCGCCACAACCTCCTCAATCGGTTCAATGACATCCTTGATCACGTCAACAGGCGCTTCCACAGGCATCTCAGCCTCCTTACCCTCATTCACGTCCATCCGCCGCAACACAATGTACTCGGAATCCATGTCGTCTGCACTGACCCAGATCCGTTTCACCCACACTCTCTCCCCCCTCACCAGCCCACTCCTCCACTGCCAGTTAGTCACCTTCGTCCACAACTCCCCTTTCTTCCCCCCAGCCACCCTCAGTTCGTTATACTGCTTATTCCGACACAGCTTCCCCACCAACCCCTCCCCTTCCTCCATCCATTGGGAGCCTGTGTTACTATGTTGCACATGAATATTGGTATCTATTGCGGCTTGACGAAGAGGGTCATTTCCCTCCAACTCCCCAGCAGGGGAGTGACCGTGGAGTGGCGGCACATTACTAGCACTGGGTCCTGCTGAACCTACCAATACCTCCTCTCCTTCCTGCACTTCCTCTACTGTAGCTACCAGCTGCGATACTTCCATAAACGCATCCACGTCAATCGTAAGCGATTCACCTGACTGCAAAATTAGACCTTCTGGGTTGGAATTATAGTTATTATTATCGCCGTCGCCAGCCGCGACCCCCTCCCCCCCATCCGCTAGGCGTCGTGAGTGCGCGGATACGACGTCAGGCGGTAGCGTATGCATCATGTTTACCGATACAGCGAACGTAACAGCCTCGTCAATACGGTTAGCGGTAAGCAGTCGCTTAATCCATGTCCGCCTTCCTGCGAGTTGCGCCCGGGTCGGGCGGCCTGATTTACGGACGGCACCGCGCTTGCGGGCGGTGGGGAGGGGGGTGGGATGGGAGGGAGAAGGGAGCACGTCGGAGCTTTTGCGAAGAAGGAGAGCTAAAGCAAGGTATTAGGTTGGCTTATGGTTACCTGGGAGGAGGGAAGGGAGGTGAAATAAAGTTGCAAGGGATGGGAGGACGTGCACGGTAGGGGACAGCCGGGGCGCATTTGCTCCGGCCCAACCCAGTAAAAACAGCCCGAACCATGTACCTTCTCCAAATCCTCCAACAAGCACAGGCGCGCCAACGCGGCGAAGCCGCATACGCTTACATTCACAGCGACGAAGGCAAAGCGATGCTAGTAGAGCTTGACCGCCTGCGCGCTGATTGTGCGGCGGCGGAAGCTAACTACCTCGCGACCTGTGCGCGGTTCGATGCGGAGCGGAAAGCGGAAGCAAAAGAGTTTGGGGACTATCGCACGAACGATGAGATGGCGGCGCATTACTGCGAGGAGAACGGAATCAGTTGGGAGGACCGCAACAAATGAAACCCTCTAGCCTTGCCGAGATTGTCGGCTCTATCGCCTTCCTTTCCCTTCTTTCCGCTCTCGTTTTCCTTTTCCTTTCCCTCTGATTTCAGTCCCAACCCGTTAAACCAACCCGTTACACATATGAAAACCAACAAAGAATTGACCGCAATCATTACCGCAACCCCTGCCCGCTCCGCTTGGCGTAAAGGCGTCAAACTGTATGCCCTCGAAATGCTTGAAGGAGCTGAGGAGGGCTTTTCTCCCGTTTCCCTGCTCAACGGTGCGGAGAATTGGCGGGCGTACTCTTACGGGGGTTGCTCCCTCATTTACGACGCGGAAATAGCGGAACGGCTTTGCTCGCCGTCGGAGTATCGCAAGACGAAGGAGGGGGAGCGGGCGCCCAATAGCCGGGAAGCGTGGTTAGATGTGCAGGCGCGGGCTTGCAGTCAGGCGGCAAACTTGATTGTCAGCGCAGTGCGGAAGGGGGCCGCATGAATAAGGAGCTTTACCAATACCTTTTCGGATTGATTGCCAAAGGGGACGCCACGACGCAACGGGACCGCGAACACTTGGCTTTTCTCCTCTCCCTCATGGACTCGGAAAAGTAAGGCCGCAAACCCGCACCC